TTCTAAAGAATTAAATAAATCAGTTTGTATTCTTGATTCTTCTTCTAATTTTTTTAATTCTAATGCTCCTCCTCCTAAATCAGTCAATGAACGACCTAGTAATTCATTATCTAAAGTAGCTCGTTGTATTTCTTTTTGATAATTAGCCCAAGCATCTTCCGTTACTATTTTAGTATGAAGTTCTCCCATTCGTTGAATAATCATATTTATAGTTGTTCCAGAAGTCACTCCATTTTTAACAAATTGACCTAAAGCCGTATCAAATGAAGTTAAATCTTTTGCATCTTGTTGATAAGAAGGTCCTACAAGTTTTGCCATTGCGGCATGCTCTGCTATTTCACCATTTAAAGCATTTAATATTTCTGTTGTTTTTTTCGATTTTAAATCAAAATTATCTAAACTATCAGTAAGTTCTTTAAAAGCAGGATTATCCATACTAATATTTGGAATACGAGCCATTTTACCAATTGCGGATTCTGTTTCTGTTGCTTTTTTACCAATTGCATCAAAAGCATTAGGTAAATGTGCTGCTTCAATATCTACAGCTTTTAAATTAGCACGCCACTCATTCATTACTTTTGCAATAGCTTCAGTTTGATTAAAGTCAGGACCTCCCTTCTGTTTTGCTAATTCAGCTTTTACTTGTGCATCATACTCTTTCAACATAGTTATTTGTTGAGTATGATAAGCTAATGTTTGAGTTAAATCAAGTTTTCTTGCAGCATCTCGTTTAGCTGCTAATTGTTGCTCGGCTGAAAAAGAAACATCCATATTTGAACTTCCAAATAAAACTTGTGTAGCATTTTGTGCAGGTCCTATTTTTGCTTTTAATTCCATTATATATTTATCTTCTGCAGCCAATTGTTCTTCTATTGTTTCTTTTAAAGAGTTCGTTTGTGTTTTATTTAATCCTGGCAAAATAGCCATTGCTTTTTGAATTTCTTGAGCAGTATCCATTAATCGAAGACTTGGAGAAGTTTTTATAAGTTCTTCATTGAATCTTTTTTGAGATTCAGTAGCATCATCTGTAGTTTTCATTAATTCATATATTGTAACTCCTAAAATAGCAATAACAGTTATTAATGCTAATATCGGATTTGCAGCCATTATCGTAGTTAAACCTACAACAGCTATACTTACTAACCTAATGATACCAACTAATGCCCCAAATGTTTTTATTAAAACCGATATGATTAAAACAACAGGACCCATTGCTATTAATATCCCTCCTACATGAAATATAAAACTTTGCATAGAAGGACTTAAACTTGTAAACCAAGCAGATAATGATTGAATAGCTTTAGCAAAAGAATCCAATAAAGGAATGATAGATCCTTTCATTGCTAATCCTACTTTAATTAAAGCCGCTTCTGAAGTAGATAAAGCTACATTAAATCGTTGCTGTAGGGTCTCTGTTATACTTTGATATGCTTTTTCTCCAGCTCCAGTACTATTGATTGTTTGATTCATAATTCCATTACTACGATCAGCATTTGATCCAACCATAGTCAACATCACATTAAATGCTCTAATATTTGGAATTACTTTTTCTAAAGCATCAATCCCCCACTTTTCTGTCAATTGCTCTAACGTTTGTAATGTTGGTAATAAACCTTGATTTGTTAATGAATCTTGTAATGCTTTCGCTGAAGTACCCATTACTTGTAAAGCTAACTGAGCATCTGCTGTTGGTTTTTCTAAAGCAACCATGACTTGTCTTAGTCCAGTAGCGGCTTGTTGTGTACTTAATCCACTCATTGTCGCAGCTGCTAACGCACCAGATACTTGTCCAAAACTAACACCTAATGCTGAAGCAACAGGTAAAACTGTACCTAATGCTTTTGCCATTTCTTCAGGTGGTGCTTTTGATTCTTTTACTGAAGCTGTTAATTGGTCAACTACTTTTGAAGCTGTTAATCCTGTTCCAACATACGCATTTAAAGCAGAAGTCATTATTTTTGCAACGACTTCAGTTTCTCCTAAACCTGCAGCAGATGCTTTTGCAGATAATGTAAGGACATTTAAAGCATCTGCTCCATGAATACCAGATGAAGCAATAAAATACAAAGCTTTTGCTAATTCATCAGGACTCTTTCCAAGAGCAGGACCTAACTCTAATAAATTCTGAGTCCATTTATTTACTTGTTCTTGTGATTCCCCTGTTAAAGCCGTTATTTTTTGCATTGAAGCTTCAAATTTACTTGAAAGTTCAAATACAGCTACTCCAGCTAATGCTAACGGAACGGACATATACATTGTTGCTGCACGTCCAAATGATTGCATTGCACGACCTGCAGAATTTAGTCCAGATTGAACACTCGCTAATGAAGTATTAGCAGCTACTTGAAACTCGTTCATTTTAACAATTGCCATATCAAGTTGAGTAGTATCAACCCCTAATGTAGCCCATAAACTTCCAAGATCAGCCATTATTCATTTCGTTTTATAATCTGTTTCGTTTTCTTGTCAACTACATTGTGTCCTGGTAAACTCATAAAAATTCGTTTTATTTCTTCAGGATCCATTGCAGGTTCTTCTTTTACTACTCGTTGTTCTTCTTCATCCCATTTAGGCATAAAATCTAAAGGTGTAGTTTTTTGAGTACTTTTAGAATGAATAGCAATTGCAAGATTATTTATAAGTGACATAATATTTGCCATTCTAAAATCAGACCTCATTTCACCAATAGGTTCTAATTTGTCGTAAGCTTCCCATTCACTTAATTGAAAAGAAGTAAGCTCATCCAATAAATGATCTGGATGAGCATATCCTAATTCTCTACAGAGCCGGAACTGGAACCTTCGCCCAGGCCGGCTTCGGAGTTTTTTACCAAATTCTCCTTGTCTTCCTCGGTAATGGAATTGAGTTTTTGTGCAGTATTAATAATCTTTTCCAACGTTTTTGCTGACATATTTGCACTTAATGCTGGATAATCTCCTGGTTGAAGTAGTAAAATACCTTGTTCATCACAAATTGTTACAACAGCTAATTTAGCACGAAAATCACTCGTGGCTCGATCATAACCAGTAATAGTCCCTTTTGAATCTTTCTTTTCTTTTATTAAAGATTGTTCAAAAGTATCCCGTTCATGTCCTGTCATTTGACGAACATAAATAAATCCATCTTCACCAAGTTCTACTTTTTCTATTTGTAAAACTTCTTTTTGTAATAACTTACTACGATCTAATTGTCCCATAATAAAATAAAATTAAATAATTAAAAAAATTAACCTGGTTGTACTGTACCTGAAGTAAGTAATACAGGACCTGAAATTGTAATTGTTACATCATTCGTGATTGCTTGATCAAGTGGAATAGTTAAAGGCATATCAGTAACCAGTCCGGTAAATTCCATTGAAGTCAAATCAACATCAGGTAATACTATCTGGTAATATTGCATAATATTACTTTGAAAATCACTTAAAAATAAAGCGAAATTATCCCTCAAGAAAAATCCTTTTAAAACTATAGTTCCACCTTTTCTAAAACCTGCCACAAATTCTCTGTATCCACCTGTTGAATTTAACGAAGTTACATCAATTGTATCACGAGTCATGCTAGGACCTGTAATTGATTGTACTTTTGATATTATCTGCCAAGCTGTTCCACTCCATCTACGGAATATGGTACCTACGCCTACTGTTGCATTTACATCCATTTTGTTTTCCTCCTATTTGTTTAATTTAATTTATATTTGTTCTGATAAAATCAAAATTCATAACAACTCTACAATTATCATTCTCATCGAAATCTAAAAGATAAGGACCATTCACACATACTATAAAAGTATATAAAGTTCCATTCCAAATTGATTGCTGTTGCGTGTATAAAAAATCTTTTATTTGTTCAGCAAGAGCCATTGCTACTGGAAATAAAATATTCCTTACCCTTATTTGAACAGAGGGTTTATTCAACCTATAACCATCAAGACAAAGTTCATCTTTATAGCCTCCTGTATCAAATATGGTAGTAACATCAACTGGTAAATTAGAACTCGCTGAATAGCTCGGTTCTTGTGCAATAAACAAATTCGTTTTAAAGATAAGTCCAAGT